TATAGATAGAGATATCCCAATAGCGAGTGCTACCACGCGAGCTAGCCCTATCGGGCTCGCGTTGAGCCCCTGATGGGCTCTAGCGCTGAGAGTACCAGACGTGTCAAGCCCATTAACATAAGTCCTGTTCAGAGGCGTGTCGCTCATCGATTGTCCGTAGAATAGAATCCAGAACCCTTAAACGATACCCCTACACTTGAATAGACTTTATGCATGGATGAATGACAGAATGGGCATTCCAGATCATGAGGTTCATTAATACTCATCCATTGCTCGATTCTTGCATTAGATTCGCATTGCTCATTGTCACACTCGAACTCATAAGTCGGCATTGATTGTAACCTTTTCCTGTCCATTGTTAAGCCAGATCCATGCTGACCAATACATGCAGACTGCACATAATCTTTCAAAGTATCTAACGCAATACCAGCCGTCCACATTGTCATCGTAAGCCGTCTCAAATGTCTTGGTTGCAGGGCTTTTACACTTTCTACACTTGGTATTTTGCTTGCCCCATGCTTTATAATTCGGCATCTGGATCAACCTCACACGTCTTACATGTAGGCGTGAACGCCCAAGCGCCGCACATCTTGCAACGCATGGGCTCTAGTGTATCCCGATCACCCTTGAAATCCCCGTAACCTGACTTAAGCAATAGATCGACCAGATCACCAAGCCGCATGAAGGCCAGATAATCCTGAGGATTAGCTTCTCCTTGGCCATTCAAGCGACACACCACGATTGGCAAGTCATGGGACTTGCTAGCTCTTTTGGTGACCTGATCGATCCACGCCTTTGGCTGGAACGCCGATCTAGCCTTAACCTCCATGTCGAACGGGACATGTGTTATATCTTTTCCAGCCCCTCGACCGATGTCCGCGTGAGCCCACCATTCCGAAAGGTAACGGGCTACGGTTCTCTCGGTAGAGAATCCTCGGTATTTACGGCTTTGTGAGGCCATTAACCGCGTGACACTTCTTGCATGACCAAGCTTTGTTAATGAGATTGACCTTGATCTCTGATACTGGAATAGATTCATTACAGATACAGCATCGAGTCATAAATGTAAACTCTTCTAAGATAGCCTGGACTTCTTTAGATCGAGCGATCTCATCTTCTGTAGGAAATGACTCCCACTCCCCATCTTGATTCATAAACTGTAGTGATCCCATCATGATCTCGCCTTCTGGCGTTGCCATGCGCCCTCTTTGTTGATCTCATACCAGATCACATCTTCACCCTTAGGGCATCGAGTTAGTTCCCCAGTTACCCATGCAGAACACTTGAAATGTCCCCATTGCTTACCTGTTCCCGATTGCCCAGTCTTCCAGATCATGTCGCCATGAGGACAGCGAGGAATATCCTTCTCTGTCTGGCCTCCAATGATCTCTTTCACCGTCGCAACCGCTTCCTCCATTGTGGGAGGCATAGTCGATGGCTTGATAGTCCATGGATCTTCTTCCTTTACTACTGGGATGTACTCACCTGAAGTCTGGGCCATCTTAGCCTTTACTTCTTGAATGGTCGCATCCTTAGCCTTGACTCGATTAACCTTCTCGGCTTCTTCTCTACTGATTGCGTTCTTTTCTGTACCAATGTTCGCGTTCTTGGCAGCAATTCCAATTGCAGAGGTCTCGCAGTTCTCAAGCGCAAAATCCTTATTTACACCTCGATCTGCCGTGATCTCTCTGGCATAACCTGTCGAGAATGGTCGCTGATCTTCATCGTCACGGTAGAACTCAGCCTTAAAGACTACTCGGCTAGGATCTTCTGAGATCAATGTGGTAATGATCCTCCCCATCGGATACATCTCTCTAAATAACTTGATTCTTTCGCTGACCGTGGTGTATTCCGATAGGTTAAACATATTCAGCCTTTCTGACGGTTGTTCCGCCTTGTAGAACTATCCATTTAGACCCAGTTGTCTCTTTAAGAATTTTTAGCATTTTATTCAATTCTTCACTTGGTAAATAATTGGGTATCTCTAAGATATAAGTGCCGCCTTTTCTAATATGCAAGGCTGTTGCACCAACGACGTTTACGTCGAAGGTGATGTGTTTTTGCTCAATGCATCCTTTTTTCTTAAACATATAGCTCATTCTCCTCTGTGTGTAGTTGCCCTGCTATTGCCATATATGCTGCAGCGTCGATGTATGTATCGACTTTTGCAGACTCCATACTTCGTGCGAGCTTGACCAATGCCATGCATGACGCCACTTGATAGTCAGTAACAGGCATTTGGAGGAATGCAGACCAGAGGCATGCGGTTCTGGACATATTGTCTGACGGGTGTCCGTAGTCCATTCCACGATCTTGTATAACTGCCTTTGCTTCGTTGAGGAAATCATTCGCTTTCACACTCTCACCTTATCCTTGGCTTCGTAGTAATCTCTGACCGCTTTACGGCCTTTGAGATAACCTACACGAATACCTACCGACCGGCCAAAGTGGAACCATAACGCCGAGATAGTGATAATAGCTATAACGTCTTGCGTAACTGTGTCAAACATTGTTAAGCCTTTCTTTGGATGCCCTTCATCCGTGGCTTAACCATCTCATACCCCAAAGGGGAAAATCTAGATATTCAGATAACGAAATGGTAACAATTCTGCATCGTCTATGTGATCGTCAATATCCCGATCAAGATCGTTATCTAGGTCGTCCATACCGCTTGCCTGAGACTACGAAAGTCCCATCCTTCTCGATGTAGATTAGATCAACCTGAACGTTCTTTCCATCGACGTACATAATGGCGAAGCCCGATTGCCAGTTGGCAGAACCCTTCGTATAACTGGCCTTGCTAAAGTCCATAAGGTTGCCTACCTCGACTCCATGCAGAACACGCCCTAAACGGCCTCCAGAGGCCTCTGAAAAGGACGATCTGCCCATCCTGTGAGTATGCCCTGAGATAACGCTCTTCCCGTGTCTACGAGCCGCCTCAAGGGCTGAAAGGCCTCCCTGTGACTTGATAGGCGTGTGATCCCCATGAACTGCAATCCAGCCCGGCGCGATATTGTATGGCTTCTTATGGAAGGTAATTCCTAGCTCATCAAATCTCATGAACTTCTCAAACCTAAGTTCAGGCAATGACAGGAATGAGGGAATCTTCCTCATGATCTGATTGTAAAGGCGGTCTGTGTGATTAGACCGAATCGTCTGTGTTACTTGTAGATCGTAAAGTACCTGAACAGCCTCATCGCGATCATCTCCAAGCGTCTGCTCATAGGCTTCTGGAGTCCCTTCTGACCACTTGCTAATAGTATTAAAATCTATTTCGTCGCCGATTGTGACTACTTCGTGCGGCTTAAACTTACTGATAAAACTGGCTAGATTCTTAACTGCGTGTCTATCGTGGAACGGCACTTGTAGGTCGCTCACTATGACTATGCGCTTCATTAGTCCTCTTCGTCGTCCTCATAAGGTAGGCGATCCACTCGGTCGGGGATCGATGGGAGAAGCCAGTCAGGATAAGCGGATCTCTCTACGATAATCGCAAGGCAGAGATCAACAGCGAACCCAGCACGACGAAGAGACTTATAGAACTCATGCATAGAAATAGCGTATGCGTCGAGTGCGTTGTAAGTGTCTAGGTCGATGACCTTCTTCTTAGCCATGTAAAAATTATCGCTCTAGAAGTATGTTGTAGATCTCATCGACACGCGAGTTAAGTCGCTTAATTTCAGATAGTAAGTGAGTGATGACGTAGCCTGCAAGACCACCGATTACTGCAAGGCTAGCAAAGTAAAGGGTGAAGAAGTTTTCCTGGGTCACTTTTTGGGGCTCGCGTATCCGAATACTCCTGCCACTACTGCACCTAGAATTGAGCGATAGTTAAGATCGAAGTTAGAAGTAGTTCCCCATACTGCTAGGAATGCGCCTACTGCGATTAGTGCTGGATGTTTCATGTTCATGCTTTGCCTCCTAGTAACGGGATATTAAAGAAAGAGCCGTCTTGATCGCCTTGTTTAGTGAAAGAGATATGGCAATGCGCGTTATGTGG